AGCTCCTTGAGGTCCGCGCGCGCGTCGTCGGCGGCGTCGAGCAGGCGCGTGAGGCGCTCGGCGTAGCGGGTCAGGTCATCGTTTTGCATGACGAACCTCCGCTGCTGTGGGACTACCCTCCTTCGCAGCGCGCACATCTTCCGCGCGCAGCTTCAGCCTTCCCAGAACGCGCAACGCAGGCAGCGCGCCGCGCCGGATCGCCGTCCTGACACCGCCAGGTGTCATCATCAATTCACGCGCGGCTTGAACTGGGGTTAGGAATTCACTCTCGTTGCTTTTCTTACTCATCGGTAATCTCCTCCAGAAGAAGCTCGGCCCGAGGGTTCTCGCGGTCGAGGTGATGGTACAGGTGCATTTCTCGCACCGCGCGGTCGTTGCGGTAGACGCGGCCCTGCAGCGCGTCGAGGATCAGCGACGGATCAAGGTCCGGTCGCCGCGAGGCGTAGTAAATGTGAGCGGTCATGCGGATCGGCTCCAGTAGCTGCTCCTGCGCCGGCAGTTCCGGCACCTGACGCGCAACCGCTTCGATGTACGCGAGCCCCTTCTCGCTCTTGATCACCCGCAGTTTCGACCCAAACCGCACGATGCGGCGCGAGTTGGCCTTGCTGGCAGGCTCGCCCAGGATGGTGCCGCGCCACGTTCTCACGGCGACCCTCCTTCCGCGCTGCGGCTCTCGGCCAGCATTGCCCCGCTCGACCCGGTCATGCTGCGCTCAACCAGCGGCGGCGTCCATCGCAGCAGGCGCTGCGGGCGAATGAGGTGCGCCGGGACGTCCTCGTACCTGCGGCCGCGCATCAGCTTCGGCCATAGCTTCTCGGCGCGCGCGACGCAGGCTTCGGGATCGGTCGATCGCGTCTCGGGCTCGGCGATGTCCTCAAAGTCCGCGATGGTCGGCGCGATCGGAGCCACCGTGCGCCCGAGCGCGAGCGCCTGCCGGCCCGTGTCGGTCAGCCGAACGCGCGTCTTGTTGACCTCGATCAGACCTCGCCGCCGCAGGCTGTGAACGCCGCTGTGCAGCCGCACCCGATGCGTGATCTGCGCGCTCCACGCGAGCCATGCGTCGATCGGCGCTTCGCCGCCAGCCGCGTCGAGGTACTCGACCACGAGCCGGGTGTAACCGTTCGACACCGCCGCCTTGAAGCGGCTGCCGCGATGCACCTTCTTCGCGGGCGTGAACCAGTAGGTCCAGCCGCACTCGGGCTGCTTGCGCGGAGCGTAGTCGCTGTCTACCAGCTCGCGGCGCTTCAAGTGCGCCAGCGCGACCAGGATCAGCCCCTTGTCCATCGTCGGCAGCAGCTCGCACAGCGCGCTCGATCGCGGTGTCGCGCCTCATCGCCGGGCCTCGCGGCGCGTCGCGGCGACCGGATCGAACGCAAGCCGCTTGGCGCGCGCGATGCGGAAGGCCTCGAGCTGCCGCGCGGCGGGCAACCGCTGGCGACGCTTCCAATTGCTGATAGCCTGCGGCGTCGTGGAGAACGCGCGGGCGGTGGCGTAGGTGCCGCCGAGGGCGGCGATGAAGTCGGTCAGGTTCATCCGCGACGGCTACTACACGCGCGGTGTAGAGGTCAAGCACACAATTCTACGGAAAGCGCTTGCAGCCGGTCACCGACGGTGTATGTTTCGCCTTGCCCCGGTGGTGCGGGGCAGAAACCAGGAGGGACAGACAATGCCGATAATGACCTACCGCAACGACGATGAGCGCGGCGAGACCTTCATCCGCAGCGCCGACTTCGTCGAGAACGCGGACGACGCGCTGCGCGCGATCGAGTGCGCGAAGATCCGCGCCGAGCGCGAGATCATCGCCGCGATCACCCGGTTGCGCGACATCTGCAACCGACAGCTCGACAACGTCGGCGCCGGCAACACCGCGACCGACAATGCGATCAGCGATCAGTTCGTGGACCTGACCAACCAGGCGGTGGACATGGTCGTCGAGATGGCCTGCCACGCCGAAAGCGCGATCCACGCCGAGATGGAGGGCTGATCATGGCTGCGATCATGGACATCGACAACGCGCAGCGCAGCGTCGAGCGCCTCAGCGAGATGCGCCACGCCGCCTACGACAAGATAGAGGCGATCCTGAACGCGGTCGCCAAGGAGGTCGAGGAGATCAACGCGCAACACTACCGCTGCGCCGCCATCTCCGAGAGCGAGTTGCGCGGCGTCCTCTACGACGCCGAGATCCTCGTCGAGCGGCTCACCGACCCCACGGCGCGCTTCATCCGCGACGACACGACGCCGCCCGAGCCCTTCGATGGCGACTACCCCGATTGGCTGCGAGGTGACCGATGAGCCCCCTCTGGATCAACGCCCTCATGGGCTTCGTCATGGCAGCCATCATGGTGCTGGCATGAAGCCGCTCCCCGCCGCCCCGGCGATCCCGCAGACGCCCGGCGTCCTGCGCTCGCGCATCGCCCTGCGGGTCGAGCTGGCACGCGACCTCGACCCCCACAGCCTCGACTACCTGCTCGCGCATCAGCGCATCGCGGAGCTGGAGCGCGAGCTTGCCAAGCTGGAGGGCCGCCGATGACCACCGAGAAGCGCAAGCTGCTGCGCGTCTACCGCAGCATGATCAAGCGCGCGGCCCACGCCCCGCGCGGCAAGAAAGCGAGCCGCCTCGCCGCCCTGCGCGGCTGGGTCCACCGCCAGCTCAAGAGGGAGACGACCAATGATCGCTGAAGGCATCCACCACGACATCGACTTCGCCACCTACCTGTCCGGCACCGGCATTCCGGCCCCGGCGGTCAGCGGCAGCGACCTCGTGAACTACGAGACCGAGTGCCCGGCCTACGCCCACGCCTTCTGGCGCGGCAACCCGGCGCGCATTCAGTCGGACAGCACGCCCGCGATGACGCTCGGCACCGCCGCGCATGCGTACATCCTGGAGGGTGCCGATGCATTCCACGACCGCTACACGATCAAGCCCGAGGGCCTCAATTTCGCGACGCGCGAGGGCCGGGCGTGGCGCGACGCGCAGGAGGGCCGGTCGATCATCAGCTTCGACCAACACATGACCATCCTCGCGATGCGCGACGCGCTGATGGCCCAGCCCGACGCCCGCCGCCTCCTCGAGGCCGGCGGTCGCGCCGAGGTCACGATGGTCGCGCGCGACGAGGAAACCGGCCTGACGCTGCTGTGCCGTCCCGACCTTTACATCGCCCGCGCCGGGCTGGCGGTGAACCTCAAGACAACCTCGAGCCCCGCGCCGAACGCATGGCGGCGCACCTGCGCAAACCTTCGCTACGACCTGGGCGACGCGATGTTCCGCCTCGTCGCCGGGCTGCTCGGCGTCCAGCGGCCCTCGCACGCCTTCATGGTCGTCGGCAGCAACGCCCCGCACCTCGGCTACGTCGCCGCCCTGTCCGCCGAGGCCGCATCCGCCGCTGACCAGCAGCTGCGCCAGATCCTGCGCCGCTTCGCGAAAAGCGTTGCGTCGAACGACTGGCCGGGCTACACCGTCGGTGTTCTTGAGATCGGCTTCCCGCAGTGGGCGGCCAACGAGATCGCCGCCAACATCCAGAGGGAGTACGCAGCATGACCGACATCGCAAACAACATCGTGAACCTGCCCGCCGTCACGACGGACTACGATCCGCTGGCACCGGCGCATTTCGAGCACTCGCAGCGCGTCGCGAAGATGTTCGCCGCCAGCGAGCTCGTCCCGCCGCACCTGCGCGGCAAGATGGCCGACTGCCTCATCGCCTACGCGATCGCCAAGCGCACGCGCGAGGAGCCGCTGGTCGTGCTGCAGAACATCTACTTCGTCAGCGGGCGCGCGGGCTGGTCGGCCACCTACATGATCGCGAAGGCCAACCGATCGGGCGTGTTCGCGCGGCGCATCAACTGGCGCGTCGAGGGCGAGGGCAAGAACCTGCGCGTCACCGCGTTCGCGACGCTGGCCGACAGCGGCGAGCCGGTCGAGGCCACCGCGTCGATGGCAATGGCCGAGGCCGAGGGCTGGACGAAGAACCCGAAGTACCGGACGATGCCCGACCAGATGCTGCGCTACCGCAGCGCCACGATGCTCATCCGCCTCTTCGCGCCCGAGGTGATGATGGGCCTGCCGGTCGCGGAGGAGATCGACGTCGTCCAGGCGCGCGGCCCGGCCAGCGCCATCGACATCACCCCGCCCTCCACCCCCCTCGCCGCCGTCAGCGCCGCGATGGACGCCCTCCTCGATGCCACCGAACAAGAGGCCGACAACATCGCGCCGGCCGCGTCGGATGCGGAGCCTTCCCCCTCCGCAGAGGCCTCACCAGCCTCCCCGACCGGCGCAACCCTCACGCCCGAGCGGGCCGAGCGCGGCCGCGCCATCGTCGCGGCGATCCG